TGGTCGGCTCCATGATGAGCGGACAGTTCCTTCATTCGCTTAACGAGCTTTAAATGACCCTTATGTGGTGGATTCATTCTCACGAATGCCACAACTACATGGGTCTTTTTCTCTTCTGTTTTGGTATCAGTCATAATCGCTACTCTGTGAGCGTTGTATTATTTATGCTTATCGAAATTTGCCTTACTGAATTCTGCTCTATTTACCAATTTGGAAGCTATACCTCTATGATGGACAACATAACCTTCGTGACCAGTTTCTTTTCCATCAATACTGGTTTCGTATTCGCTATCGTGTTTCATAGCGCTTAGGATAACGTCTTTAGCCTGTTGTAGATTACGATGAGCATTAAGAACTGCTTGGTAATGATCGTGATGATCATCTATATGCTCCAAATGATCTATCAGGGCTGCTTGCTTCTTGGTCTTTCCTGCAGCCGTCTTCAAAGCTTCTATCTCCTTCTTGAAGGCTCTGGTCATATATGCTTTAAATCCCTGTGCCGTTGGTTTCTCATCATTTTTAATGGTATGATTCACATACTGACGTAATTGTGATGCATGGATACCAACGTTCTCAAAGGTTCCAGTTGGAGCACCATCGATTGATTTCCTGGCCTCAAGCATATGCTTGAGGAACTTGTTCTGACTTTCTTCGTCTCTATTTGGATGTTGTATATTCAACTCTGGATTGATAATATGAACATCTTTGTCTTTCTTAAAATTAGCCAGGCCTGGATCGTGACTAGCTACCATATTATCCAAATCTTTACCATGATATTTGGTATGTACTACCACGCCCATTTTGGCATTCTTGATTTTCAATCCTTCTGGATCAGTCTTCTTGACTGAATACATTATAGTATTTGGAGTAAAATGGAAATGAGTATCATCCTCGTGTTTATCGCGCGATGTATACATCAAATCGCCTTGAAAGACTCCCTTTTCCGGTGTGACCTTTTTAAGATGTTCCAATGCGGCTTTTAGCGCGAATGCCAATGCTGGTCTATCTCCATATTCTCTTTCGATATCTGCATCAGAATACATTAATTTTGGTTTCTTGTTGAACACAGATTTGGTTCCAACGAAGAATTTACCATCATGATGACCAAATACAATAGCAGGTGATCCATCAAATTTGGTTGATATCTTTGCCTGGCTAGCCTTACCTTGAAGACGATTATTCACAGCATCCAAAGTATCAGCCGCATGACCGAATCCTGAATGGCCTTGGAAAGTATGATCCTCCACGTGCTCTATATGGATATTGTGTTTGGATTCAATCAAAAAGGCCGTGAAATGCATTAATCCTCCGAATTGGTAATATATTTAGGCAACCAGAGTATCGAATAACTTTTCACCAAGATATTCTGGAATAAATCCAAGGTTGTGTAATTTTTCAACGTTCATATAAAACGAAACACCTTGCACGGTTTTATGGAAATCAGGAGCTTCCATGCTAGTTATTTTACTAGATGAATTGGTAATTCTTCTTATGTAATAGAGAATATCTCGAAATTTCCATTGTCTACCGTTACCAATATTATAAATTGAATCCAATTCACCTTTTTCTATTACCAAAGCAATAGCTCTTGCGACATCATTAACGTGAATATAATCACGATAGAACGAACCATCACCATACATTTGGATATCACGATTTTCCTTAAGCTCGTTAGCCAAATATTGAAGAGCATTCTTTTTCTTTGATGCCTTTTTATCGCCTGGACCAATAACATTTCCTAGTCTAAGAATACGATAGCGAAGATTATACGTTTCGCAATAACTTTTTACCAATTGTTCGGCACAATATTTGGTTATAGAATAGAAACCTTTTGGATAACAATCAGATCCTTCTATTACGTCATGACCGTGACCATACACAAACCAGCTGCTGATGAAATTATAACAACCATATTGGGATAGCGGAGATTTACGCCAATTTTCTAGTGTAGTGACCAGTATATTCAAATTAGTATTGATATCCAAATGTGGATCGGTAAAAACGTTATAATTGTCCACCGTACTAATAAAGTTCACAACATCTTTTGTGTTTATAGCACAGTCTATCGAATCGCGATATGGAGTGAAAATGGTCCAAGGCGCATTTTTCTTTTCTACCGAAAATTTATTAACCATCTCTTCTAGAAAGTGAGAACCAACAAATCCTGAAAATCCGTATACTGTTAAAGAGTCCATGACGTAATCACCTCGTCAATATATTCTAAGACTTCTGATGTATAATGCGGCGGACAACCCAAGAAAAACACTTGACTTAGAGCCATATTAGCGTTTGGATATTTAGAAGCATTGTCCAAGTGTTTATAACCTGGATGTAAAAGTATGTTACCGGCAAAGTAATTTCTTGTCTGGATTTTATTCTTTTCCAAATGATTAACAAAGCTTTGCTTAATTTCGGGAGTTTTACAAATGATCGGAACCCCAAACCAAGAAGGTTGGGCATACACATCGTTTTCTGCTACTCTGAAATTAACTCCATCAATATCTATGGTTTTGGCTATATGTTCAAAGTTTGCTACGCGTTTCTGATGTATTTCAGGAAATTTCTTTAATTGTTCCTGGCCAATAGCACCCTGGAGATCCAAAGGTTTGAGGTTGTATCCCATGTTCTCAAACACATACTTATGGTCTACAACTGTATCTACATTATCTAGCCATTTATAAAATCTCTTGCCGCAAGTACCACAGGAAAGAAGATTTGCCTGACCGACGCAATAACAAGCACGACCCCACCAGCTAATAGAACGAGCAATCTTAATAATTTCCTCGACATTAGATGAAATCATTCCTCCTTCGCCTGTTGTGATATGATGGGCTGGATAGAAGCTTGTGGACCAAGCAGTGTATAGATTAGTGAAATATTCTCCGCGCCATCTAGACCCAAGGCTATCGCAGTTGTCACCAATAAGATGAATTGTTGTTCCGGCTATTTCTCGTAATATATCCATATTGGGAGGATTACCAAGAACAGGAGAAACGAAAATACCTACCGTTCTGTTTGTAATAGCCTCTTCAACCTGACTTAAATCAAAATTGAGAGTATTCATCTCAATATCCACAAATACTGGCTTCAAACCATTCTGTACTAATGGAGCAATTGTCGTTGGAAATCCTACAGGAGAAACGATCACCTCGTCTCCATCATTCCAACCATAATACTTTTTCAATGCGGCAATCATCACCAGGTTAGCAGATGAGCCGCTATTAACCATATGTGAATGCTTTACATTGAACAATTTACTGAATTGATTCTGGAACTTGAATACTTCTGCTCCCGTAGAGAGCCACTTGCCCGTCAGAAAGGTTCTAACAGCAGCAACGCTTTCCTTTTCGTCCCAATAAGGACCACTATAATAAACTGGTGTTTTTCCTGGAACAAAAATTTTGCTATTATAGCAATAAGCTGGTAAACTACCAGATTCTACAAATTTTCTGATACCCATTTCATCTGCTATGTTAGCGGTTTCTTCTTCAAAAAATCCATCATATTTCTCTTCAATCATAATTTCCTCTGCTTAGCTTTCTTTACCAGCGCCTCTCTTATTTGGGGAATAAAGAAATCCGTAACTTGCATCCCACCACGCTGACGTAATCGTAACCTAAATCCAGGTATAAAACCGTATGGATTTGTTCTTTTAGATTCTGTACAAATATTTCCAAATTTTCTTTCAAGAGCGCGTACCTTTTTGATATACAAATTAATGGTATCGCGCACTTTTTTCTTGTATACATCTCCTCCAAAAAACACCATAGTATCATCATGGCGTCTGGAGCTAAACACAAACAAAGTTTCTTTGTCTGGAGGAGTATCGTTAAATGATACGCAAGATTTAAGACTAGTTTTGCATTCCACATGCAACCACTTCTTTCCCACCCTCACTATCCAATCAGGTGGATTGTTGATTCCATAAGGTTGATATTTAATATCATTTGTTGTAAATCCGCATTCCAAAAGCCATTTTCCCACTCGGGTTTCATGTTCTTTTGGACCAGCATATGGCTGTCCGTCAACTAACCTAATAAATTTCAACAATCGCTTATTCATAATGTAGTTATCCTTATGTTGGTTCAGCGCTAAATTTAATAGACGAAGCCATTTTCTGGTCTTTGAATTTGGCTCTTATTGTAAAAATCTTAATATTACCTGCAAACACAATGATTGTGTTTGATCCTCCAGCAGAAACTTTTATCTTACCTGTATTGATATTTTCCAATTTATCGTTATTTCTTGGATCTTCAACTTTGGCTTTATAGGGTTCCTTTAGACCTTCGCCTATTACTTTTAGATATGGTGGAAATATCTCTTCTGCGTCCAACCAACGAGTAAGAAAATGGTATTGCAGTTGCTTATTTTGCATTGTCTTGAATTTCTTCAGCAAAGCATCTCGTATTTTGGTAATTACGTCTGCGGCAACTTCATTTACAGCTTTATCTAAGCCTCTTGATAAACGTATCTCAATTTTTCTTCTAGATTCAATTGGATTCAAATGGTACTTTTTGATGAATTTTTCCAAATCCTTTTTGTAAATAGACTCCAAATTTATACCCAAATCAGAATCAATTGTAGATATACCGGGATTCTTAAATGTAATACCTGGCTTATTACCACCTCTTTGTGATTTTGCAGATAAACCTAAAAATTTTGAAGCTCCTTGTGGAGCAGATATAAATTCAACAACTATATCTGATGGATTTGTTCTAGGATCTATGTTTAACTTTCTCTTAGGATCTACAGCACGTTGTAATGCAGTAGAATCCACAGCAGTCCAAATGACCTTTCTAATTCCGCGCCAACCATATTTCTTGGCTGAATTAATAAAAGCCTCAGCCATAACCTTGGCTCGACCATCCTGTTGTGCGTATTGTTCGGCCGTTAATCCACGTTTGTTTTGTTCAAAATGATGCTTTGTTTGGTTATCTGGCCACTTGTTCTTATTCAAGTAATATGTAACCAATAATTCATTTACTCTACCAAACGCGAAACTAGTCATACCTTCAAAGCTCCAATCTTATTTTTCATGGATCCACGAACTTCTTCCAAATCTTCCTTCAAAGGCTTCCGACCTACGTTGAAATTTGGTTTTGATGGATTACTATCAGAGATACCATTCTGAGCTTGTTCATCTACATCAAAGAATTTCATTCTGGCAAAATTAACGCCAACAACAAACCTCTTATCCTGGGTAACGTCGTTGAATCGATTCTTAAGTTGTTTCAGCATAACCTGCTTTATTTGATCCAATTCTTCGGTTCTTATCAACACCAACATTAAATCTGCTGTAGCAGGAAGTCCAAATGATTCTGCCGTGTCTTCTAGACCAGGATCACTACTTGTAAAACCAACACGCGTGAGCTGAGTTGCACTAACAACAGGTGGACCAAATTCAACAGCCAATCCTCTCAATTCCTCGGCTATCGCCTTAATCAGCGTGTAGCTATTAACATTATTTCCTGGTTTTACACGAGAAGAACACATAATGTTAATGTAATCAACGAATATAATGTCTGGTTTGAAACTCTTCTTCAACCAAAGTTCATTCAACAAAGCGCGAAAATTTGTTACACTAGCTCCTGCTGTTGGAAATTCCTTGATAATCAACTTTC